GAATGAAACTGATGAATTAATTCAATTTATAGAAGTACAAACTGGAGATTATTTTGGAGAAGATGATATAATAAGAATAGAAGACGATTATAATAGAAAATAATATGGCATTAAAAAAACAATCAATAAGAAAAGGAATGGATATCTTAGTTAATGAAGATAGAATTTCTAAAGAAGAATTAATTATAATTAGTGAATCTTGGGATGAAAGACAAGAAAGATTCTTCAGAAAAATGTTAAAACAAGGAGGTGAATTTAAAATTAAAGGTATTAAATATAAAATATTTTTAAAAGAAAGATCAGATTTAAATTCTCAAGGAGAAAAACCTATAAACCTCCCACCTATTTCTGGAGAGAGATCATTTTAGTATGAAGCATTTAGAAGAAACACCTTGGTGGATTTGTGATAAAGAAGATACAAATTATTGTGCTTATATGGATACAGATTCAGTATATTTAGATGCAGAACCCATATTAAAACATTTGTATCCTAATTTTGAATCTTATAGTGATAAAGAAAAAGATGATAAGTTAGAAAAAATTGCAATGGAATATCAAGACATTATAACAGATTATTATAATGTGTTAGCTAAAGAATGCTTCAATGTTTCTAATCATAGATTAGAAATGAAAACAGAATGTGTTATCCGTTCCGCTTATTTTAGAGCTACTAGAAGATATGCACAGTGGATTACTAAACAGGAAGGTATAGAAAAAGAAAATCTAGATATTAAAGGTTTAGAATTTATGAAAGCTAATTTTCCACCTATATTAGGTGATTTTTTTCATAATATTTTACAACAAGTATTAAAAGGAGAAGAAAAAGATAGTATAATTAATCAAATAAAAGTATTTAAAAAACAAATACTAGGAGGTGAAATACCTTTAACTAAATTAGGTAACCCTACTTCAGTTAAAAAATTAGAAAAATATTCAGGAACAGGAGCTAGAGCAGGGGAAATGTTTACTGAAATATTAAAGGGTGCTCCTGCTCCTGTAAGAGCAGCTATCCGTTATAATGATTTATTAAGACTATGGCAATTAGATAGAAAATATAATTTAATTACTATGGCGGATAAAGTTAAATGGATTTATTTAAAAGATAATCCTTATAAAATAGAAGCTTTAGCCTATCAAAACTATGAAATGCCTGATAAAATAAAAAATTTTTTAGACATTTATGCTGATAGACAAAAAGTATTTGATTCAATATTATTAAATAAATTAGAAGGGTTTTTTAGTGATTTAGGTTGGTCTTTAGATTTAAATCCTTATACAAATGCTTTAAAATCCTTTGAAATCTAAAATAAATTTCGTATATTATCGTTATGATAAATAAAAGCCAATTAACAAGTATTATTTCTAAGTATTATCTAAATGGTTTAAACAACCAAGTAAAATGGAGAATTAAAGATAATACTTTAACAATATATGCCGGGGAATCTGGGAGAGTATGTAAAGTAGTGTTAAATAATTTCCAATTAGAGGATGCAGAATTAGGGGTATTTGATACTAATAAATTAAGTAAATTAATATCTATTACTAATGGGGATTTAATGATTTCCTTAGAAAAAATAAAAGCAGTATACACTAAAATGCATATTGCTGATTTAAATTTTGATTTAACTTATTCTTTAGCTGATATTCTTATTTTAGGTAAAAATACATATTATGAAGATCCTGAAGAATGGGAAGTTGATTTAACATTAGAGCCTGAAGATATAGACCGTTTAATTAAAGCTAAAAATGCTTTAGGAGATGTAAATTCAATGTTAATAACAACTACAACAGATTTTGATGGTAATAATATATGTGAATTTATATTTGGAGATAATACAGGTTTTTCAAATAAAATATCTTACAAAATTCAGGGTAATATTACTGAAAGTGATATTCAAATTCCTTTTGATTCCAATATTTTTAAGGACATTTTAAATTCAAATAAGGATATGTTTAAGGGTCAATTAAAATTATCAACTACTGGTATTTTAAAATTAAATTTTACTTCAGAAGAAATTACTTCTGAATATTATGTAGCAAGAAATGAATAGAAATAAAAAATAATATATTTATAATAGAACATAAAATTGTAGCTAGGGCACGATGTTATGTTTAAATTAATCGAGAGCTTCGGCCTCACAAAACTAAATGATATGAGTACATTACAATTATTAGAAAGACACTTAAGTCCTTTCGACATCCTATTTAGGAATCACTTTAAATCTGACAGCGTATTTAATCCTGTTACAAACACAAAACACCCACACCCACTTAATATTTTCTTCGATGATAAAGGACTTCACTTTGAAGTTGCCTGTACAGGGTTAACTAAAGGAGATGTTATCCTTGATATTGAAGGGGATACTTTAAAAATAAACTATAAAAAACCAGAAGAGGAAGATTTCCATCAAGGGATGATCCATAATGGTTTATCTAAAAAATCATTTGATTTAAGATACAAAATTGCACCTAAATTTAATTTGTTAAAAACAGATGCAACTTTAGAAAATGGATTACTAGAAATTTTTATACCTTTAGCTGAAGAAGCTAAACCAAAGTCAATAAAAATAAAATAAAAGTTATTTAAAAAAGCGTGTCCTAGCGCAATATTGTTCGTATATTCACGTCCAAATAAATAAAGTTATATATGTCTAGAAAACCAAAAAGTCTCACAGTAATTTCGGATCCTTTATTAGAACCATATTATGTCACTAAAGATGATATGTGTTACACAGTTAATGAAAGGATTATCCCTAATGAAGATCACTTTAGATCTAAAGGTAAAGGTACTGAATATTCAAAACCACAAGGGTATTATTGTAATTTTAAACAAGCATTAGAAAAAATATCTAATGAAAAATTACATACTAAAAAAGAATATTCTTCTTTACAAACATTTTTACAAGAATTTAAAACAATAGAAAATAATATTAAAAATTATACAGATGGAATTAGAAGCACTATTTGATGCCGTTATAGTAAAACCTATAGAATCAAAAGAAACTACTTATGGTAATATCATTGTACCAGATTTAGGAAAAGAAAAAAATGAAATGGGGGAAGTTATAGCTGTAGGTCCAGGAAAACCAACAATAACAGGAGATTTTATACCTACTATACTAAAAGAAGGTGATACTGTAGTACTACCTACAATGGGTTTTACTAAATTACCCTATAATGGAGAAGAATATTATGTAGGACCTGAAAATCAGGTTTTGGCAAAATTAAACCAAACAGTAACAATTGAAGATGCTTTAGCTGAAACAAAATTAACAGAAATAGAAAAAGAACATTTAACAGATATTTAATATGAGTAAACAAATAGAATTTGGTTCAGAGGCAAGAAACCAACTAGTAAAAGGAATTGATATTCTAGCTGATGCTGTTGTATCAACATTAGGACCTAATGGTAGAAATGTAGTTATAGCAAATGAACAAGGTACACCCCAATCAACAAAAGATGGTGTAACTGTAGCTAAATCTATATCACTAAAAAATCCTAATCAAGAATTAGGAGTTCAATTAGTAAAACAAGCAGCAATTAAAACTGCTGAGAAAGCAGGAGATGGTACAACTACTTCTACTTTATTAGCTAGAGAAATGATTAAAGGAGGGTTAAATGCTCTAAATAATGCTGAAAATGCAGTTCAAATTAAAAGAGATATTGATAAAACAGTTGAAATAGTAGTACAAAATTTAAGAACCAAAATTTCAGAAGATATTTCAGGTGAAGAACAATTAGAACAAATTGCTACAATTTCTTCAAATAATGATTCCGAAACTGGGAAATTAATATCGACAGCAATTGAAAAAGTAGGAATGGAAGGGGTAGTACATATTGAAGAATCTAAAACAGGAGAAACTTATTTAGAAACTGTTGAAGGGATGCAATTTGATAGAGGATTTAAATCTCCATATTTTGTTACTGATAATAATAGTATGACTTCAGTTTTAGAAAATCCTATGATTTTAATCTTGGATCAAAAATTAACTCAAGTAAAAGATTTACTTCCTATTTTAGAAGCAGTATCTTCCCAAGCAAAATCTTTATTAATAATTGCTGAAGATATTGATGGTGAAGCTTTAGCAACTCTTATTGTAAATAAAATGAGAGGTACTATGAAAGTATGTGCTGTTAAATCCCCTGAATTTGGAGATAGAAGAAAATTAGTTTTAGAAGATATAGCCATAACAACAGGTGGTCAAGTATTTAGTAAAGAAAAAGGAATGAAACTTGATAAGTTTAGTTGGGATTGGTTTGGTGAAGCTAGAAATATTACAGTAGAAAAAAATGTAACTACTATAGTAGATGGTAAAGGAAATATTGAAGCAATAGAAAATAGAATTGAGGAATTACAAAAACAGATTGAAAAGTCCCAAACTCCATTTGAAACTGAAAAATTACAAGAAAGGTTAGCTAAATTTGTAGGAGGAGTAGCTATTATCCATGTAGGTGGGAATACTGAGACAGAAATGAAAGAGAAAAAGGATAGAGTTGATGATGCTTTACATGCTACAAAAGCAGCTATTGAAGAAGGTATAATACCTGGGGGTGGAACAGCATTATTATATGCTTCATCAGGATTAGAAGTTAATTCAACAGGAGCAGCTATTGTAAAACAAGCATGTGCAAAACCATTCAATCAAATTTTAGTTAATGCTGGTCATGAAGAAGTTACTGCTACAATTATAGCAGATGGTATGATTAATTCTGGAAATGATGGTTGGTTAGGTTATAATATTAAAACTGAAGAAACAGTTGATATGAAAGAAGAAGGTATTATTGACCCAACTAAAGTAGCTAGAACAGCATTACAGAATGCAGCATCAGTTGCTGGTACTGTATTATTAACAGAATGTACAGTAGTAAATGAACCTAGTGATGATAAACAACAACCCCAAATAGACCCTATGATGGGGATGATGTAAAATAAATTCGTATATTATGGCTACACAGATTGAAGAAAAAAATATATTAATTGCTAGAAGAGTACCACCAGGAGATAAATGGAGATTGGTTGCAAATGAACCTGATGGTCCTTTACATAAAACTTTAACTGATGCTTTAGAAGCATATATGGTTAAAACTGGATTCAAAGGTAGTTATAGATTAGAGCCTTTAAAAAGTAATTTATATGCTATTGATTCTAAAGAAACAGAAATAAAACCTGAACCTGTAAAAAAATATTCAATATATGGCGAATATGGAGAATAGCTTATTAGTAGAAAAATATAGACCATCTAAATTAGATAATTATGTTGGTAATGAAAATATTAAAAAATCTATTTCTAAGTATATAGAACAAAATGATATTCAAAATTTAATATTTTATGGTCCTGCAGGCACAGGAAAAACAACATTAGCTAAAATTTGTGTTAAAAATTTAGATTGTGATCACCTTTATATAAATGCTAGTGATGAAAGAGGTATAGAAACAATTAGAGACAAAGTATCAAGTTTTGCAAGTGTTGCTTCTTTTAAACCTCTTAAAGTAGTTATTTTAGATGAAGCTGATTTTTTAACAATTCAAGCTCAAGCTTCACTTCGAAATATAATAGAAACTTTTTCACGTACTACTAGGTTTATTATGACTTGTAATTTTGTAGAAAGGATTATTGATCCTTTACAATCAAGATGTCAAGTACTTAAAATAGTTCCTCCAACTAAAAAAGATGTTGCCAAACATTTAAATTGGTTATTAAATAAAGAATCAATTGAACACAACGTTAAAGATTTAGCACCTTTAGTTAACCAATACTACCCAGATTTACGTAAATGTATTAATACAATACAATTATCTACTCAAGATAATAAATTAAAATTAGATAAATCAATATTAGTATCATCAAATTATATAGATCAAGTTATTTCTATTTTAAGTACTCAAAACTCACAACAGGGATATCCTACAATTAGACAGATTATAGCAGATGCTAATGTAGATGATTTTGATGAATTGTTTAGAATGCTATATGAAAAAGCACCAGAATATATGCCGGGTAAAGAAGGAACGGCTGCTATTTTAATAAATGAACATCAATATAAAGCAAACTTTCGTATTGATAAAGAAATTAATACGATGTCATTAATACAAAATTTAATAAAAAATAAATAATTATGGACCAACAATTACAACAACCTCAAATTGATTTAAAAAATACAACTGGGGTTAAAAATTCTAAAGGAGGTAGTATATTCCTTCAAGGAGTAGTTTTAAGAAAAATTTCTAGATTTGTAACAGGTACAGATGAAGATGCTTTATTACCTGTCCCCGTATTTTTTGACCCAGAAACTAAAAAAATATTAGAATCAACACTTCCTAAAGATTTAAGAGAAGAATTTAAGGATGAATTGCTCTAATATATTTGATTGGTTAAAGCATATAAATCAATATAAAACCCCAACTAAATCTTTTAGCGATAAAGATTGGGAGGTATTTAATAGTTATATGATTCATAGGTTTTTATCTATGAATCCTGATTATTTAGAGATAGTTAATTTTGTTCAAGATTATCCCCCACAGGAAAAAAAATCAATTTATGCTATTTACAAAGAATTTATACCTAAAAATAATAAATGGAACAAATATATTAAATCTAAAGTTAAACAACCTAATAAAGATTTAGTAGACCATATTAAAAATTATTTTAAATGTTCTAGTAAAGAATCAAAAGAATACATAAATATATTGGATACCTTAAAAATAAGTCATATATTAAAGGAAATAGGATTAAATAAAAAAGAAATAAAAACTATACTAAAATGAACGAAAAATTATTCAACATGTTAAAACTATCTGCAGAGGCAGATAAAGCAAAAGCATTATTATCTCTTGAATTATTAGGAGAAAAAGCTGTAGGAATTGGAGACCATTCTACAGGAGATTTTTACAAAAATGCTGAAGAAGCATTAAATTCTTTAGTAGATGCTGATGATAGAATATCAACCTTAGACAAATACTTTGCTAAAACACTCTTACTAAATGAGTGATTCAGTTAAAAATTATTTTGGAAATATGAAAAAGAAAAAAACTATAGAAAGTAGTAAAGATAATGCAATAGAAGTATTTGAATTAGAATATCCAATATTAGCAGATGAATTTAGACAAATCCAAAAAGAAATGTATAAAATGTTTGCTCGTAAACATATGGATTATGGTTTAAATAATATTGCTTTAGGTGGTGATTTAAATAATAATGATGATAAGAAATTTTCTTTAACTGGTTTATGTATTAGACTTACAGATAAAATTTCACGTTTAAAAAATTTATTAATTAATGGTAGATCATTTGTTAAAGGTGAAGGTATGGAAGATACATTTATAGATATTGCTAATTATGGGATAATTGGTCTTTTAGTAGGCCGTAATAAATGGAAAAAATAATTTGGCTAAAAAAATCCCAAATATAGTTAAGGAGATTCGTTTAAATCCTCCTCAAGAAATCAAGCA